GGCGTAGAGGTCGGCGCCTTCCCAGAGCCTCGGGTTGTCGGTGTCGCCGGCCATCAGCTGTCACTTCCCTTCGCGTCCGGCCGGCCGCTGGTGGCGGTGGCCTTGGTCTGCGCGCGGGTCTTGTCGGCGGGGCGGGCGAACCCGTCCTTGATCAGCTGCTTCGCCTCGACGTCGTCGAGGTCGGCGGACTGGTCAGGCTTGTACTCGGTGCCGTCCGCGGTGGTCCGCGGATAGGCGAACGTCACCCTCGTCATAGGGCGTGTCCTCTCATCGTGATGTCGAGCGTGAATGCGTACCGGGCGGCGCCCGTCTCGGCGTCGGGAAGGAACTGCGGACCACCGGTCACGGGCCGGGCGAGGACCGTCCCGCCGTACGCCCCGCGGGCCGCCCCGAGCAGCGCCCGGCACAGCTGCATCAGGTCGTGCGCGTCGCCTTCGTCCGAGCCCCAGCAGTGCACATCGAGCCGAGGCCGGTCGGTCACGGGCGTGTTCGCCGGGCCGCCGATCCGCTCGATCCGTACGAACCGGGCCGGGCGAGGCGACGGCACCCGCGAACCAACCGGTGCCGAATTGCCACGCGCGGCCAGGGCGGCGCGCAGGTACCCGGCGACGACCGCCACGGCGTCCGGCATGAGCATCGGCGGCGCCGTCACGTCCGGCCGCCGTCCAGGCCGCGCAGCAGCGCCCGCCGGGACTCCTCCGGGTCCGACGTGGCGTAGTCGCCGATCACGGCGCCACGTACACGCGTCGGCTCTTCGGTGACGTCCGTACGGAACTGCCCGGCGTCCGGCTCGGCAGACCTGACCGCCTCGGCCTCGATCTCCCGAGTCTTGTCCTCGATCACCCGCCGCGTCTCCGCGGTCGTGAGAAACCCGGCGATGTTTCGCCGGTTGGGCACGAACCGGAACCCGCTCCGCGCCATAAGATCACCCCTCTACGGTCTTCAGCCTGATCTCGTAGTGGTGCAGCTCGGTCGGCACGTAGGCCGGTCCGGGCGGGCCGATCACCTCGAACACGGCACCGTTCCAATGCACTCGGTCGGCGCCGTGCACCGTGAGCGGGCCGCCGGTGGTCGTGATCGGGTTGCAGATCAGCAGCCACTCGCCGATCTGTGCGTCTCGCTGGTCGGTGTCCTCGCGTTCGGTGTTCTGCTGCAGCCACGCCGCTACCTCGACTCGGGTCGACGACGACCAGTCGGTGACGGTGTTCCCGTACCGGTCGATCGTCGTGCCCGGGGTCTCGACCTCGACGACGTGCGGCAGCAGATCCTCGGCGATCACCGCAGCCACCCGAGGCCGGCCGGGTCGTCGACCCACGCCCGGGTGCCCGGGTCGAGGTCGAGCGAGTACGCGGCGTCGGCGTCCGGGTCGCTCGTCTCGGGCGGCTGCAGCTGCGCCTTCTCGTCGTCGGTGAGGTACAGCCCGCCGTCCTCGCCGAGCGTCTCCGCGTACTGGCCGATCGTCCTCTGCCTGTAGCCGCCCGGGTTGGCCATGACCCGGCGCACCACCGCGACGCAGATCGCGCGCAGCGTGCCCGGGTCCGGGGTGTGCCCCGTCGGGATGTGCCGGGCCATCAAGGCGGACGCGTCCTCGAGGTACGCCTCGACCTGCGCCCGCCGAGGGCTGCCCTCGGGCAGGGTGACGGCGGCGCGCGCCTCATAGTCAGCAACCGTTGCGTACGCCGCCACCGCCCTACTCCTTCGGCTGCTCGGGCTCGATCACGCCCGCGGATTCGACCGCCGCGATCACGTCGTCGCGGCTCATCTCGTCGTCCGTGTCGACGCCGTTCTGCTCGGCGAACTGGCGCCACGCGTCGATGCCCGAGCCGCGCCCGGACCGGGGCGGCGCCTCGACCGCACCCGACCGATCTCGGTCGGCGCGAGGATCGGTGAACCCGACGGTCTCGGGCCCCGACTCGCCCTGCAGCTCGGCGTCGGCGAAGTCGTCCGCCCACGCGTGGTCGCCGATCTGTGCCGCTACCGCGTCGGGCAGCTCGTCGTCCGGCCCGTACGCCGTGCCGCCGACGTGCACGTAGCCACGCAGCCTGCGCGCCATGTCAGAGCACCTCCGCCTTGAACGTCAGGTTCGGCTCGCGCAGCACCGGGATCCCGACCGCGGCCGCATGCGTCCAGACCCTCACCGGGTCCTTGGTCTTCCACTGCGCGGCGACGACGCCCGGCTGCTCGCCGGGGGCGAGCGCGTAGTCGTCTTCGAGGGACTCGGCGGTCGTGCCGAGCAGCGTCGCGCCGAGCTCGGACATCTGCCCGGCGTCGGCCGAGCCCGGCTCGGGCAGCAGCACGAGCGCGTCGTCGGGCGTGATCCGCGTCGAGACACCGTCGACCTTCACCCGTGCGTCGTACACCTCGAACGCCGGCAGGTTCATCGAGCGCAGAACGCCGTTCACCTGCTCGGCGTTCAGCATCGGCGCGACACCGGCCGGGGCGAGCGGGTACACCTGCCGAATGACCTGCTCGCACATGCCGAAGTTCGTCACGACCGCCTGCGGCGCGAGGATCACGGCCGGTGTCTCACCGTTCGTGTCCTCATAGGTGGCGACCCACGACCGCAGGTCGGTCAGCGGCGTCGCGTTGGCGTGGTCCGTCCACAGCACCGCGGCGACCACGGAGTGCGAGGCGGTCCGGCCGAAATCGATCGTTTGCCGCAGCTCGGGGATCGGCAGCGCGGCGTTCACGAGCGCCGCGCCCCGGCCGACCTCGAACCGGGCGGCGATGTTCCGCGCGAGTCGCTGCACGTCGCGCGCGATGAACGGCAGTGCGTCGTCCTCGGTCAGCTTCCGCTGCCGCAGCCGGTCGTACTCGTTCATCAGGATCTTCTCGGAGATCGGGGGCAGTTCGCCCATGACCTTCCCGAGACCCTCACGCCGGCCGATCTTCGACTCGGCGTCCCACGACCGGTACGACGCCGCCTCGGCGAGCCCGCCGCCACCGCGCGTGAACTCGAACACGATGTCGTCGATGTCGACGTTCGGCAGCCACCGCGAGAGGCGGAAGCGGTTCACCTGCAGGTCGACGAGTGCCGCCCGCATCATGCCCGTGAGCCTGGTCGGCTCGATGAATTCGGTGCTCAGTACCCAGCTCATCTAGGTCACTTCCTCTCAGACGAACCGGATCGAGCCGGCGACGTCGGCCTTACCGGCGGCGTCGACAGCGACGGGCAGACGGGACTCGCGCACCTTGCCGTGCGTGAACAGGGCCCCGGACGGGTCGAGCGTGTTCACGGTCGGCGCCTGCACGGCGGAGAACAGGAATCCGACGAGCGTCTGCCGCCCGTCAGCCGCCGCGTTGTCGTACGGGCCGAACTTCCCGCCGGCCGTGATCTGCCCGAGCGGAATCCCCGACTTGAAATACCCGTCGGGGTAGTGCGTCGCGGGGGTGAACGTAGAGGTGTCGAGCGTGATCGTCTCGGTCGCCTGCGTCCCGTGGGACGAGCCGAGCCACGACTGATCATCGCTCCCGAAGTTCTCGGTCTTGAACGAGAGTTCCATGTGCGTGATCCCTCCCGGATCATCAGGTCTTGGTGCCGCCGCCGGTCAGGGAGCGGTACAGCTCCGCGCCGTCGGCGACCGATCCGCCCTGCCTGCTGCCGCTTCCGCCCCGGCGCCGCGTGCCCTGGTATCCGTCGCCCGTCCGGCGCCGGCGGCGCGTGTCGCGCTCCTCGTCCTGGTCGTCGTCGCCGTTGCCCTTGCCGGGCGCGAGCTTGTCGACGAGCTTCGCGATCGCGTCGTCGTCGACCTCGCCGTCGTCGTCGACGTACCGACGCAGGTTGATGTCGTCGAGCACTTCCTTGGCGTTCTCGATGCGGCCCTTTGCCGCGGCGAGGAACGCTGATCGTGCGACGCGCTCGCCGGCCCGGGTGCGCTCCTCGGCGCGCGCGGCGGCGACCGCTTCGTCGACCTTCTTCTCGACGTCGCTCATTCCCTCGCGCTTGAGCCGGGCGAGTTCTTTCACGGCGGCCGCGTTCGCCTTGGCGCGCTCCTCGTGCTTGCGAGAGAGCGCCTTGTACTTCGCGGCCTCGGCCTTGTGATCGACCTTGTCGTCGGCGCCGCTGTCGTCCGTGTCGGAGTCGTCGGCGTCGTCGTCCTGGTCGTCGTCCGTGTCGCCGTCGTCGCCGTCGTCGGGGGCGCCGCCGAGGATCGGCCACACCGGGTACAGCTCGGCCGGGTCTTCGCCGGGGCGAGGCTTGCGCCACGCGACGGCCTGCAGGCCGGTGCGCGGGTGACGGGGCAGGGTGCGTGCGGGCATGGGTGTAACTCCCGTGTCGGGTAGGGGTTGCAGGGGCGCCGTGTCGGCGCGCCCGGTCACTGGCCGGGGATGTCTCCCGGGCCCGTGAAGTTGTTGCGGCGAACCGCGAGCAGCGGGCCGATCTCACCGTGCTCGCGCGTGATGATGACCTGCCGGTAATCCGGCGCCCGGCCGCCGCGGTCCGAGGCGCCGAGGTCTCGGGCGATCGCGTCGTGCGCCTCTTTCAGCAGCTGCTCGTCGAGCACCTGCCCCGGATCCCGGTTGCCGGGCAGCGGCTCGGGCTTGCAGTGACAGCCCGGGTGGATCGGCATGAGGTTCTCGACGCGGTACCGCTGCGTCGAAGCGATCGTGCACAGCGCGCAGTTCTTCGAGCCGGACAGCCGACGACGGAAGAACCGCGCCCCGCCCCGGGTCATCGACTGCTGCGCTGCGTGCGTCCGGGCGAGCTGCAGGTCGGTCTCGGTGATCGACAGCAGCCGTGTCCGGCCCTGCTCGACCGCCGTCGGGTAGTCGTGCCCGTTCGCAAGCGCAGTCCACGTCTGCACGAACGGGCGACGGTAGACCTCCTCGGGCGGCGTGCCGCGCAGCGCCTCGGGCAGTACGACGCCGGCC